CTCTTGCGTGACCACGGGCGGTTCAAATCGTCCCCAAAACAGGACAGTCTGTCCACAAAATAGGACAGATTGCCTCAGGCTGAAGCGGAAATTACGGTAACCTACACCGAACGGAGGCGAAAAGATGCCATCAGGAGGACACGCGCGCGGCGGTCGGCTGCCCGAGATCGGCAGCGGCCGGTCGATGACCAAGCCCGGCAAGCGGTCAGGCGGGCCGCGCCAGCTGCCGGTGATGCCGGCCCCGCCAGACGCCCCGGCCTATCTGACCGGCGCTGAGCTGGAGATCTGGCGCTATTACGCACCCAGGCTGGCCGCCGACGGGCGGCTCAGTGACAAGTCGGTCGACGCGCTGGGCCGGTATTGCGTGGCAATGGCGCAGGTGCAGCGGCTGACGCAGATCGTGCGCGAGTCGGCCCCGGTGATCATCACGACGCAATCCCATTACGACGGCACGACGCGCGAGATCGTGAAGGCGAACCCGGCCGATGCGATGCTGCGGTCGTGGCTCGACAAGGCGCGGGCGCTGGAGAACGACCTGGTATTGAACCCCGCCAGCCTGCTCCGCGTGCCGGTCGAGCCGGCGCGGGAGATTGACCCCTTCGACGATGAGCCCAGCGCGTAGACGGCGAGCGGGCACACCGGCCCCGCCTGACGGCGCGACGGCCTACGCGCGGCGTGTTGTCGACGGCGACGAGCCAGCGGGCGAGCTGCTGCGGGCGGCGTGCGCGCGGCATCTGGCCGACCTGACGGTCGCACGGGACCGCGGCTGGCGATGGTCGGCTGAGACGGCCGAGCGGGCGATCGCATTCTTCGGCAAGCTGAAGCATTACAAGGGCGAATGGGCGGGGCAGCCGATCGACCTGCAGCCCTTCCAGCGGTTTATCGTCGGCAGCCTGTTCGGCTGGCTGCTCGAGGACGGCCGGCGGCGGTATCGGCAGGCCTACTGCGAGCAGCCGAGGGGACAGGGGAAGTCGACCACGGCGGCCGGGATTGCCCTGCGCCTGCTGGCCTTCGACGGCGAACCCGGCGCGGAGGTCTACTGCGCAGCGACAAAAAAGGACCAGGCGAAGATCACATGGGAGACGGCGCGGCAGATGGTCCTGCGCGTGCCGGCGCTGGCCCAGCGCATCGAGCCGCTGAAGACGCACCTCTGGCACCACGCCAGCGCGTCGAAGCTGGTGCCCCTGGGCGGCGACGAGGATACGCTGGACGGGCTCAGGCCGAACGGCATCATTCTCGACGAGGTGCATGCGATGAAAACCAGCGGCGTGATCGACGTGCTGTCGACGGGCACGGGCACACGACGGCAGCCGCTGCTGTTCGAGATCACGACGGCCGGCGTGGGCACGACGGGCGTGTGTGCAGACCATCATCAGTACAGCAGTCAAGTCGTACGGGGCATCGTCGACGATCCGTCCTGGTTCGGCTGCATCATTGGCGCGGACCCGAAGGACGACTGGCGCGACCCGGCGATCTGGCGCAAGGCGAATCCGAATCTCGGTGTGAGCGTAAAGGCCGACGACCTCGCGCGCAAGGCGCTACAGGCGCAGCACATCCCGGCGTTTGAATCGGAGTTTCGGCGACTGCACCTCGGGCAGTGGGTGCAGGCGGCCGAGCGGTATCTGCCGATGCATCAGTGGGACGCCGAGGCCAACGCGGCCCCGATCGACCGGGCTGCGCTGCGCGGGCAGCCCTGCGTGATCGGCATGGACGTGTCTGCGAAGTTCGACTTCACGGCGGCTGTGGCCGTGTTTCGTCGGCCTGATGGAAGCGTCGTCGTGCTGCCGACGATCTGGGCCCCGGAGGCCGCGGTGCAGCAGTCGCGGCGGGCGCTGGTGCCGCTCGAGGCCTGGGTACGCGCGGGGCATCTGCACGTCACGCCGGGCGATGTCATTGATCAGGCGTTTATCCGTGCGGCCCTGCTGGAGCTGTCGCGCGAGTTCGACGTGCGGGAGCTGGCCTATGACTCATGGAATGCAACCAGCCTGGCGACCGAGCTGCAGGCCGACGGGCTCACGCCGGTCGAGGTGCGGCAGGGATACCGGACCCTCAGCGAGCCGACGAAGCAACTGGCTGAGTTTGTGGCGAAGGGCCAGCTGCAGCACGGCGGCCATCCGGTGCTGCGATGGATGGCTGACAATCTGATAGTCAGGACGGACCCTAACGGGAATGTGGCCCCCGACAAGGCGCGGGCGGCCGAGAAGATCGACGGCGTGGTCGCGCTAATCATGGCGCTGTCACGCCTGCCGCAGCTGGCGCCAAGACCGAAAGGCCCGCGCGAGCGTGGCCTGATCATTCTGTAGGAGGAGCCGATGCAGTGGATCACGATGGATGAGGCCGCGAGCCTCGCGCGGGTGACGAAGCGGACGATCCGCAACTGGATCGACAAGGGCGCGGTGCAGGCGACGAAGGCCTCGCCGGCCGCGAGGCGTGTGTTCGTGCGACGTGACGACGTCGATCCGGGGAAGCGAGCAGAAACCAGCGGCAGCAACGGCAGCGACCTGTAGCACATCACGCGCGCGCGTCGACATACTGACGCCGTGCCGATCGATGCGATCCGCGTCGACGGCACGAGACGCGCGTGCCTACCATTCTTGAGCGCCTGATCGGCGCGGTACCGGCCCCCAGGCGGGCGAAGTCGACGGCCCTGCAGCAGCTGGTCTCGGACTTCCTGCGTACGGGCAAAGTCGGCGAGGACGACGCGCTGAAGGTGTCGACCGTGCTGGCCTGCGTCAACGTGATCGCGCAGACCATCGGCACGCTGCCGCTGCTGCTGTACAAGCGCACGTCTTCAGGCAAGCAGCGGCAGGACAACGACCCGCTGGCCGAGCTGCTGCGATGGAAACCCAACCCATTCCAGACGAGCGCCGAATGGCGCGAGCAGATGATGGCGCACGTGCTGCTGCACGGCAATGCCTACGCCGAGATCGTGCGCGTCGACGGGTTGGTGCGCGAGCTGAACATTCTTGACCCGTCGCGGATGGACGTGCAGCGCGGGGCGTATGGGCCGGTGTATCGCTACACGCTGGCCGAGGGCGGGACGCGCGAGTATCGGCAGGTGTTCGCCGGCGACTATCCGAAGGTGCTGCACCTGCGCGGCCTGTCGACGTCGGGCCTGATGGGGCGGTCGCTGATTCAAGATGCGGCCGACATCATCGACACGGCACACAGCGCGCAGGTCTACGGACGCACGCTGCTGGAGAACGACGCCACGCCTGGCCTTGTGCTGCGACATCCGCAGGTGCTGGACGAAGAGGCCGCGGCCCGGCTGAAGGAATCATGGCAGGCGGCCTACGGGGGCGCGCGCAAGGCGGGGCGAGTCGCGGTCCTCGAGGAGGGCATGCAGGTCGACAAGATCAGCATGACCAACGAAGACCTGCAGCTGCTGGAAACGCGCAAGTTCACGCGCACGGAGATCGCGGCGGCGTTCCGGGTGCCCGCGCACATGATCGGCGATCTGGAGCGTTCCACATTCTCGAATATCGAACATCAATCGATCGAGTTCGTGCAGCACTGCATCCGACCGTGGGCGGTGCTGTTCGAGCAGGTGTTGCATGCCAGCCTGCTGTCGGACTCGGCGCAGCAGCGGCGTACGTATTTCTTCGAGTTCCAGCTGGATGGCCTCCTGCGCGGCGACATCGCCAGCCGATATCAGGCCTACATGGTCGGCCGGCAGGCGGGCTTCCTGTCGATCAACGACATTCGCAGGCTCGAGAACCTCGACGAGGTGCCGGGCGGCGATGACTACCTCGAGCCGCTGAACATGCAGCCGATCGGTCAGCCGCGCAACGAGGGCGGCCAGTAGTGGCGACGTATCGCGGCGAGCCGATCGACCTGCGACCGACGGACGGCATGCGCGAGGAAGCGCAGCGCGGGCTCGATTGGCGCGAGGAATACGGCCGGGGCGGCACGGCGGTCGGCGTGGCGAAGGCCCGCGCGATCCTGACGGAGGACGAGCTATCGCCGGGCAAGGTCGTCGACATGTATGCCTATTTCGCCCGGCACGAAGTCGACAAGGACGGCGAAGGATTCGAGCCCGACGAGGACGGTTATCCGTCAGCCGGCCGCATCGCATGGGCGCTGTGGGGCGGCGATCCGGGCCAGAGCTGGTCGACACGAAAGCGCGAGGAGATGATGCGAATCGACGACGCACTCGACGGGGCGCGCAGCGCCACATCGGCCGGCCGCGAGATCAAGGCGGTGGCCTGCAGCTATAAGGCGCTGGACGCGGATCGCACGTTCGAGGGCTACGGCTCTGTGTTCGGTGTGGTCGACAGTTACGGCGACGTCGTGATGCCGGGCGCGTTCGCCGACACGATCCGCAAGGCCGAAGGATCGAGCCGGATGCCGGCCATGCTCTGGCAGCACGACCCGTCCCAGGTGATCGGCGTGTGGCGATCGATGCGCGAGGACGCGCGCGGGCTGCACGTCGTCGGCGAGCTGGCCGACACGCAGCTGGGCCGCGAGGCCTATGCCCTGCTGAAGATGGGCGCGCTGTCTGGGCTGTCGATCGGCTACAGCGTGATCGGCGAGCGGTATGACCGTGACGCGGATCTGCGGCAGCTGACCGAGATCGAATTGTGGGAGACGTCACTCGTGACGTTCCCAGCGAATACGGACGCGCGTGTCGCGGCCGTGAAGGACGCCCGAAGCGGCAGCTACCGAGGACTGGAGCGCATCCTGCGTGAGGCAGGCTTCTCACGGTCCGAGGCGAAGGCTGTGGCGACGGCGGGCATGCGGGCGCTGCGTGAGGCAAGCGCACCGGATCTGACAGCAGACGAGGCCGCGGCATTGTGCCGGCGGTTCAATCCGTAGGAGACGAGCATGGACAACGTGAAGCAGGTGCTCGACGCTCAGGCGGCCGCGTTCGAGGCACTGAAGACCGCGAACGATGCCCGCCTGAAGGCGATCGAGGAGAAGGCCGGTCAGGGCGATCACCTGGCCAAGATTGACAAGATCAACACCGATCTCGACCAGCTGGCCGAGCGCCTGAAGGCGACCGAGGCGGCGATTACGCGCGCGTCGGTGGCCCCGACCAGCGGTCAGCCCGACGAGCAGAAGGCGGCGTTCGGCGCGTGGCTGCGTCGCGGTGATGCAGCTCCGCAGGCGAAGGGCATGCGCGTCTCGGACAACGAGAATGGCGGCTATCTGGTGCCCGAGTCGGTCGTCGGCCCGCTGGTGCAGCGGCTCTTCGACGGCTCGCCCATGCGTCAGGTCGCGCGCATCCAGACCATCAGCGGTAATGCCGTTGAGGGTGTGGTGTCGTATGGTCAGCTGTCAGTTTCCTGGCTCGACGAAGTGACGGCCAGCAGTGACCCGACCACGCCGACGCTGAAGAAGTACCGGATCGAGGTCAACAACCAGCGGTCGAGCCCGCGCATCGGGCCCAACATGCTGGAGGACGCGGCCGTCAACGTCGAGCAGTGGCTGTCGGACAGCATCGCCCGTGACTTCGCCCTGAGCGAGCAGACCGCATTCATCACCGGCAGCGGCGTCGGCCGCCCGCGCGGGATCACGACCTACACCACGGCCGCCACGGCCGACAGCTCCCGCGCGTGGGGCCAGCTGGAGCACGTCACGACCGGCACGTCGGGCGGGTTCGGCACCAATGCCAACGGCGTCGATAAGCTGATCGACCTGACCGGCAAGCTGAAGTCCGGCTATCGGCAGGGCGCTGTGTTCATGATGTCGAAGGCGACGCTCGCAGCCGTGCGCGTGTTGAAGACCAGCGGCGGCGACTACATCTGGCAGCCCTCGACCCAGGCCGGCAATCCGTCGGTGCTGCTCGGCTACAACGTGGCCGAGGCCGAGGACATGCCGGCGGTCGGTGCCGATTCGCTGTCGATCGCGTTCGGCAATTTCGGCAGCGGGTACATGGTCGTCGACCGGCTCGGCCTGTCGGTGCTGCGTGATCCCTTCTCGAACAACCCCTACATCACCTTCCACGCGACCCGTCGTGTGGGCGGCGGCGTCGTCGACTTCGACGCGATCAAGTTCCTGAAGTTCTCGGCGTAAAGGAGACGACGACAATGCGCGATTCACTGAACCAGACGAAGGTCACCTCGGCGTTCAACTACGCTGATCGGTCGGCCACGGCGAACGGCACCAACATCATCGACATGCAGGGCTTCGACGCCTGCACGTTCGTGGTGCAGGTGGCCGCCGTCACCACGGCCGACGGCAGCAACTATTTCACGCTGACGATTCAGGCCGGTGACGCATCGGATCTGAGCGACGGGGCGACGGTCACGGCGGCGACGGGGC